ATACACTTAATCTATTTTATCGTAGTATTTTGCTTTTCGAGGTATTATTTTAGTTTTGTCCGAATGGACTTTTGATGTGGCACTTTTCGGTGTTATTTTTCTTACTCTGATTTCGGGTTCTTTCTTACCAAAGATTCTCTCCCAATTATCTGCATAGGATTGTTCATCTGAGTTCCTTCTCTTGGAACCTTTTCCACCGTGCCATTGTTTAGACATTATCTTCTTCTATACGAAGTCTTTGCTTTCAGTTTATTTAATTTCTTACGTCTCTTTAACTGATTGTTAATGACGTTTTTCTTCTCTGAAGGTTTAATGAAATACCTTCTATCACGAACTTCTTTTACAGTTCCATCTCGTTCAGCTTTCTTTTTGAACTTACGAAATATCATATCAAAGGTCTCGGGTCTACGTTCCCTTTGTTTCTTATTGAAGTCTTTTCTGAAATCTCTACTTGTGTTTCTCATAATTTAGTTTCTATTAAAATGTATAGTCGCCCCGACTTTTACAGCATACCCGCTCTATACCAACAAACTCCGCGTAATTTTAGTAACCCAACAATACTATTGTTACCAGTTTGTTTTTCCCTTACTATGTGACCCCAAGACAATCGCATCCACGTCGCAACCTCGTCCATAGTTCGTTGATACCTTCACAAATTCCATCATATAAAAAGAAGTATCAACCCCTCGTAACTCGATTAAGAGTCTGCAGCGAGTTTCTTAAAGTAACTCATTGCGTCATCTTCATCTGCTGAAGTGTCTGCAGTAGGGATAGCAGTTGCTTCAGCAACATTGGTATTAACACCTTCCCATGGTGCTGATACAGTATCTTCTGAGATTGTCTCTGCAGTAGATGTTGCAACATTACCAGTAAGTCCTAATGTTCTATCGAGTCTTTCCTTCAACTCTTCATAAGTTTTAAAGTTTTCAGGTGCTACAATTTCTTGTAGAGGGAACACAGACTCGTAGATACTATTTAGTTCATTCTCGTCTGTTGACAATGCAGAAAGTGAATCAAATTCTGATTTGTCATAGTTCCAGTAACCATCAACTTTTCTAATTTTGATTTTGAAGTTTGCACCTTCAGTTCTCAAGTCGAAAGGATTGATTGCTTTTTCATCTTCGAATGCTGGTGAGATTGCCTCTTTCAACATTTCAAAGATTTTTTTACCGTATCTGTATTTAAATACTTTACCTTCGTTATGAGGATTTTTAGGGTCTGAAACAACATAGATGTTAGAGACATAGTGTAAACGTCTTTTTTGTTTACGTGCAATCTCTTTGTTTGCTTCAAGTCCAGTATTCCACAACTGAGTATTGTATTCAGACACAGGGTCTTGTTTACCAATGGTGGTCAATGATTTCTCAATGTACCATCCACCTGGCCCTTGGAACCCGTGGTCAAAGTAAGATACCCAAGGCATCTCTTCACCATCAGGTGTAGGAAGAAACCTGATTACTGCGTAACCATTCCCACTCTTGTCGAGTTCAGGTTTCCAGTAGTTTTCGGTTTCGTTTTTGAGGTTATCACTTTTCGGTGATGTAGATGCAGCGTTCATTGCTGCTCTTAGTTTATCAAGACTATCGTTTGGCATTGTATTCTCCTATTTTATTAACAATTGTATTAGTCATTTTATTATATCGGTCAAAGTCGGGGGTTCCCTTAGTCCACTCTAAAAGATGTGGTAGGTAACCCTCTCCTAATAACCATCTCTCACTACTTTCATAATAAGAGAGTTTAGTATAATCGATTTCTTCGATTTCGTCAATAGACTTTTTCAAATAAATCTTCTTATTTTTATATTCCTCACATAGTGCAAGGAACTGAGCTCTCTGAATGTCTTTGACACCCATCCACTCTTCATATTTAGGTTTGTAATTAACTGAACCCTCATATACATTCGACACATCATCATTAAATAATGCATCAAAACCTGTTAGTGTTATCTCATCATGACCGTTCTGAAATGCATATGCAATTGCAGATGGCCCCGACATTAAGTTCTTCATTATGTCGTTATTGTAGATAACAATGTTGTCTACGTATTTAGAGTTGACACCTAGAAAAGACACATACTTGTCTATCTCTAAGTCACCCTGTATGACTAGTAAATCATCATCGTCATGTATCTCTTCAATGACTTTTTGTCCTTCATGTCCTAGTCGTAACATGTCAACATGTTCCATAGGGATAAAACTCATATCACCTACAACGAACTTATTCTCTTTGTAGTATCCACTATGAATGATTTCTCTATGCATATTTATATCGATACTGAATAGTAGGTCGGGTGTATATCCATCTCTATGGATTGCATTACAACCCCACCAATTTGATTCGGGGATAATTCTATTTGTTCCGTTACCTACTATTGTGAGCATAGTTCCAAAAGTTTTTGTTTCATACTGTTGATATCAACAGAGATAAATGTTTTGTATTTCTGTATTCTTCTATGTACATCGGGATACACTATTGTTTCACTGATTAGTTTTATCCAATCATCAGTGAAGTGTGTAATGTCATCTAGTATACACATGGTCTCCAATGATACGTCACCTGCTAAAAATGACCTTAGTAATCTTGGATGTTGACCATCAACTACTTTGAGTTGTGTTTGGATTTTATACTTAAGTAAAAGGTCTGATACTTCCTGTTCAAATAAGTACGACAACTTTTGATTACGTTTCTTCCAGTCCTTATAAATTTTGACTGATGTTTCATCATTAACCATGTCGACTGCATACGAATCTTTAACACAAAGATTCGCAACATAAAAGTCCTGTAAGTTCTGCCCATATAATTTAAACAGTTTTCCAAAATGGTATTTGTCTTTTCTTTTAAGGAATGCATTAAGGTCTCCTCTAACTTTCCCGTTGTATTTTATAAAGTCGTAATCTGAATAGAAGTGTAACTTTATTCCTAGATAAAGTTGGTATGCATCGTATCCTTCACGACTTGTCATTAAGTTACAATCTTCTGTGTAGGTACTTTGATAGAACCTGTAGATTCACGGAATGCATCTGCAACTTTTTCATTTGTTGGGGTCATAAACACAATGGATTGAAAGATAACGTCTGAAGGATTTTCTTCTCCTGTCACTGCAATACCTTTTGCAAAACCCATTTGTCCTGTTTCGGGATTCGATAGAATCATACGTGGGTCTGTAATTTGGACTGACCCATCTTCATTCAATGCAGATAGTTTACCTACATATTCTCCACTTGTTGTTACTAATGTAACGATGTCACCTGTATTCATAATATACTCCTATATTGGTAGAACACCTTGACTGGATGTCCCCCGATTAATTAATCTAAGTTTGTTTGCTTCAGCTTCTAACTTTTCCTTTAGTGTAGGTGTTAAAAGTCTTTTTGCACTTTCGGGTTCGATGTTATTGTTCTCACATACTTTAATGATTGCACCCATAATATCGTTACCTGCGTCTCTACTCTTACCTAGAATAGCTTCTACTTCACTTGAGAATTCTTTTTTTGTTTTCATCTATACTCCATATAAAGATTCATATCTCTTACGTATCTTGACTAAGTCGTCAATATATCCATAAGGTTCTGTCATGAACATTTGTGAATACCCACCTTCGATTGCAACGAGTGTCACAAGGTTAGTAGGTTGTTCACCTGTTAATTCGTTAACCATACATGCATAAGCTGTCTCTTGCATGAAGTATGATTTAATGTATTTCTCATCTTTATGTTTTGCACTTGTCTTGAAGTCAATGATACACAGTTCATCTTGGAATATACCAATACAGTCAACACGACCTGCCATACGTAACTCATCAGACCATAAAGGTGCTTCAAGTGCAATAGGTGTAATCTCATCTAACACTGGTTGCACTGCTTTAAACATTTCTAGTTGTAAAGGATTCTCGATACCAATATCATCTGTCTCTGCACGTAAGTAACTTTCAAAGATATTATGCATCTTAGTACCTCGTCTTGATGCACCAGTTGAAATCCTGTTTGCTTTCTCTTCACCAATACGTTGTCTCCACAACTTGATGTGTTCTCTTGTTTCTAATCCGATTACAGTAGTAACACTTGGATACTTGTTACCTTCGGGTGTATTGTATACACGTTGACCATCTTCAGTCTGTTCAGAATAAACATTCTCTATATGTTCTAGGTCGTGTATGTCGTAATAATATCTCATTGGTTCTATCATTTTACTTCTTCCTTGACTGTAAGTCAACATGTTTTTGAATAATTTGTTTAGTTTTTACTTCTTTTGCAGTACGTTGTCGATACTGGTCTAGGTTAGAACCTTTGTTTGCATCTGCAACTTTACTTAATACTTCTTTGAAACCATCGTCTGTTTTTACACGGTCACCATGTCCACCGACAATGCCTGGCGTACCAAGTATAACTTGTTTGAGGTGTGGGTTGTCTTCTTTGAATTGGTCGAGTTTAGTGTACGACATTGAGTGTTCTTCAATCTCACCTGTTTCATTATTTAAAAAATCGTATAGGGGCATCACTCACTCATAAAATTAGGTATTGGTCTATCAGTCCACTTTGCAAAATCTTTCTTGTAGACTTGATAGTATTTATGGTATGCATCAATAGACTTTTCTGTCTTGACATCGTCAGGCATACACTGTGGAGGTTCTCTCCAACTACCCAATTCAATATTCATGGGTAGTTGGTCGAGTAACACTCTCAATTTTTTATCTGTTTCATGCACCCTACCATAACGGTAAGTGTACTCATCACATAGTGCAACAAACATATCGTACATGTATTGATACTGGATTGCATTCTCACGTACCCATATTGCACTTGGGTGTTTGATGTGTGAAGCTTTGTACAATACACTCTCCATCTCTTTGTCTTGCAAACGATAACGTTTAATGTTTCTACCATTTGCAGTCTTGTCTAGATACTCCTCACCGTCTAGTATACGATGTGCAGTCGATAACATTTGTGCATACTCAATAACCATCTTGACCACGTGTTTGTCACAGTGTAAGTGTGATGAAACTACTGGGTCTTCGTTCAGATAAAATATATTCATGATTAATTAAACACCTTGAATGAACCATCATTTGCAGTTCTGTCAAAGATGTTTAGTTTGTCTAAGTTGTGAAGTTTCTCGATTGCTGGTATCATACCATACATCTTAACTTTACCTCTCTTCAACTTTCCACCTTCGTTGAAACATGCACGTACATTCTCAATCGATTCTTTAACATCGATGTGACACTTAAGTGTTCTTTTATTATACTGTTCTTCAGGGTCTGATGTCAATACACCTGCGTGAAAAACCATCCTTACTTCGACATCATTGTCGACTGCAATCTTACAAGATGCAAGTAAGTGTTTGTGTGCAAGGTCATAAGATGTAGGGAAGTAAATAATCTTCGTATCATCTGTTATGTCCATACCCTTTTCATACACAGGGCCATAGTTGTTTTCCTTACACCATTTCCTTGCCTGACTGTTATCAAAAGGTATTGTTCTTAATCCCTCATAACTTTCAGATTGCATCATTACAGATAGTGCAACTAGTGTTGCATCTCTATTACTGAATGGTCGTCTCTCACACATTTCATCAATCCTACCCATGACAGTGTCGAAGGCTTCTCTCTCATTCTTACCTTTGAATGATATCCATCCATTCTTGACTGCTCTAAGACACTCAGTCTTGATGTCTTGAGTCTTGATAGGTGTGTAAGTTCTTTTCTTATCTTGTGACAACTGACCTGCTACTGATAAGTTATTTTTGATATTAGAATCGGATGCACCCGTCTTAGGTACAAACACGTATGCCATGATGTCGTCAATAAACTTTTTGTCAAAGACTCTGTCTCTACCATGACCTGTAATGTATTCATAATACTCTACTCTAGGGTTGGGTTGAAACACACATGGAAGTGGTTCTAATAAGTCGAACCCATCATCGAAACTAGAGTAGAGGTCATTCTCTTCTTGTTTAGTGTGAGCTCCACCTGCTCTTGATTCCTGTCCAAAGGTATCATCACCTAACTGGTTATTGACAATACTTCTAGATAGAATACGTGGTGAGTTACCCGATAGTTCGATTGAATCGAATACCTTATCAAGGATTGGGTATCTTGTTTTTTGAAAATGTTCAACGTGAAGTTTTAAGTGTTCTTCAGTGAACGGGTTAGATTTGTCCAAAGGGACGATTAAGTCAATCATAAATTCTCCTGTTTTTGGTGAGGACGGTGTTTGCCTTCCTCTGATTTACTATAATATATTTAGTATACAACAACTCTCTAGAATTGTCTAGAGGGTTTTTATATTTTCTAAAAGTTTTTCTACTTGTTCCCATGCAAGGTGTCCAACAACATCACTCGTTATCTCAGTTGAGTAATCCAGTTCACCATCATTAAGAACTGCAAGTTCCCACAAACCACTCTTACCACCGTAAGAGAAATTGTGTTTAACTACACTTGCACCATAACCGTTTGGAAATGCATACACATGTTGCACTCCATCGTTAATATAATTTGTTTCTTGTAAGAATTTCCTCATTTGTAAAATATGTGGTTGTTAATAACTACAGTCTCATTCAATGAGTCTGCCCAATATGGATACACACTATCTGCATGATAATGTGTTGCACCTTCAGTATAGTCTGCAAAGTCTCCATTCAAAACTCTTGATGCAGTTGCAAGTGAAAACATCCACGTTGCACTGTCTACAGGTTCATCAGATTTACCATCACAGAACCAACTGAACTGACACATGTGTCTGATAGGAACTTCCACTCCTTTCCAGTTTGTTTTCCACTTTGCCTGATAGACAACGTCACAGATGTTATCGGGATAAGCATGATGTTCAACTCTGTTTAACACTACAAGTGACACTGCAACCTTACCTGCTACAGGTTGATTACCAGCTTCAAAATAAATGTTCTTTGCTAAACAATAGACTTCACCGTTTTCATCAAATGCTTGAACCTTTTGTGGTATCATCAGAATGAACATTAGTAATGCACCAAAACCCATTCCTGTGAGAAATGATTTAAATACTAGTGAACCTTTATACTTGACTTCATCGTCAATTGCTTTACCCCATTTAGAAGGTTTGGAATCTTCCACTATCCTCCATTTTTCATAGGGATTCAAGTGTTGTCTCCGTCTTTATATTTGACATTGTCTTTATCAAACAAACGTTTTTCCCATGGAAATGGTTTGTTAATATACATTCCTAAAAAGGTTAAGACTGTCATAAAGGTAAGTAGTACGAAACCACCTACCCATCCAATTGTTACTACTTCAGATTCCATAATTAATATCCTTGTGTCATGTGTGAATATGCATCGGGACAATCTTTGACCCCACACATACATTCATCTTCGAACATGTCACCTTGATATGGGTTCATGTCCTGTGCGTTAGTTGTTCCGTAAGTTGCAAGATTCATAACATCATCTGCTGACAACTTACCCTCTGTACATTCTGCAATTAGTTTTGCACTTTCATAATTAAGCGACATAGGTTCTTTCTCCATTGTGATTGATTCCATTTTGATTATAGTTGTCAAGTATCATGTCAACTACATCAGTTGCCCATATTGATTTACCACCAACATGCCAACTATACTCTTCGAGGGGAACACCACCAGTCTTCCAATTGTAAATGGTAACTGTCTCATACTCCCAATCGTCTCTATCGATTTCTTCAACGGTATTTGCATCATACCACTTTGCATCGATAACCCACTCACACTGAACCTTATCGTAAGGGTCACCACTCGTGAATGAGGGTGGGCCTAACACTTCTCTCAACCTACTATAGGTTGTAGTCTTATAACCCTTTAAACTAGTTCCACCCGAACACATGTCGGGTGAACAAACTTCGTAATCTTTAATTATCAT